TGTCCCCGGAAGCGAGTGCGGGCACCGGACGATGGCACACAGATTCCGCGCCGTATCAGCGCGAGATCATGGACGCAATCGGTGATCCGCATATCCGCATGGTGGTGTTCAAGTCTTCATCGCAGGTTGGCAAGACGGAAGTCCTGCTGAATGTGCTGGGATATGACATCGACTACACCCCGGCCCCGACGCTGGTATTGCAGCCGACGGTGGAGATGGGACAAACATTCTCCAAAGACAGACTGGCCCCCATGATCCGGGACACTCCCGTACTGCGGAAGAAGATGGACGCAAAGAGCCGGTTTGCCGGAAACACCATCATGCAGAAGTCGTTCCCCGGCGGGCACGTCACAATCGTTGGTGCAAACTCCCCGGCGGGGCTGGCAAGCCGCCCGATCAAGTTTGTTCTGGCGGACGAGGTAGACCGATACCCAAAGTCAGCGGGCACAGAGGGCGACCCGCTGACACTGGCCCGTACTCGACAGACGACATTCTGGGACAAGAAAACGGTACTGGTTTCCACGCCGACCATCAAGGGCGACAGCCGCATTGAAGATGCATGGCTGGAAAGCACGATGGAAGAATGGACAGTGCCGTGCCCGGAATGCGGAGAGTATCAGCCGATGGTGTGGGCGAACGTAGTTTTTGACCGGGAACGCTGGCCGAAAGGCGGCGTGCAGTACCGGTGCGAATACTGCGGGTGTATTGCCGGTGAATACCGGTGGAAAGCACAGGGCAAGAAAGGCAGGTACGTTGCACTGCACCCGGAACGGGAGGTGCGCGGGTTTCACCTGAATGTCCTTGCTTCTTCATTCTGCGCGTGGTCTGGCATCGTCACGGAATTTCTTTCCGCGAAAGAAGCACTGGATCATGGCAACCCAGAGCTGATGAAGGCATGGGTCAACACCAAACTTGGGGAAACATGGGAAGAGCGCGGCGAGAGTGCGGACGATATGGCGCTGTACAGCCGCCGCGAAATGTACCCGGCAACTGTACCGGCTGGCGTGCTGGTGCTGACCTGCGGCATCGACGTTCAGGATGATCGCTTCGAGCTGGAACTTGTTGGTTGGGGCGTAGGCAAGGAGAGCTGGGGAATCCGATATCAGAAGATATACGGCGACCCGCTGAAACCTCAGATATGGGAAGACCTGGACAATTTCCTGCAAACACGATGGCGCAGGGAAGACGGTGCGATCCTGAATATCCTTGCGGCGGCAATGGACACCGGCGGACACCATACGGACGCAGTTTATCGTTTCTGTCTGGAACGCTGGCAGCGGCACCTTTATGCCATCAAGGGACGCGGCGGCGTGGAAACGGTGTTTGTGTCGAAGCCGTCAACCGGCAATCGCGTGGGCGTGCCGCTGTATACAATCGGCGTTGATAACGGCAAGACCATGGTGTACCAGCGCTTAAATGTGCAGACACCCGGCCCGAACTACTGTCATTTTCCGCTGGATGAAGTAGCAGGATATAACGAAACCTACTTCAAAGGCTTAACGGCAGAGAAGCAGGTCGTGCGCTGGAAGAAGGGCAGACCCACGACAGCATGGGAACTGAAAGACCCGAACTACCACCGCAATGAACCACTGGACTGTCGGGACTATGCGCTGGCAGCACTGGAAATCGCAAACCCTGTGCTGGAAGACCCGGATGCAGAAACGGAAATGCCGGTGGTACAGCATCCGGCGGGACGAAGAATCGTATCGGGAGGTATTGGATAAATGGCTGGAATCACATTGGAGCAGGCAGAAGCCAAGCTGCAAACCTGGATGGAAGCCGAAGAAAAAATTGCCAGCGGGCAGGGCTATTCCATCGGAGACCGCCGCCTGACCCGCGCTGACCTCTATACGGTTCGCGGTGAAATCGAATACTGGAACAACAAAGTAAAAGAGCTGGAAGCAGCAGAACAGAGCGGGCGCAACAGGATGTACCGCTTTGTGATACGCGACATCTGACGGAGGACGACATGGCAAAAATGAACCTCATAGACCGGGCGGTTGCTGTCGTCTCCCCGGAACGGGGCCTGCGCCGCGCGGCGGCAAGACAGAGTCTTGAATTTATCAATTCCGGCTACGGAAACTATGGTGCTTCCACGACCAAGAAATCTATGCGCGGCTGGCAGTTTGCCGGTGGCGATGCAAAAAGCGACATCGAAGATAACCTCAAGACTCTGCGGGAACGGAGCCGCGACGCTTACATGGGCGTTCCCATTGCGACCGGTGCACTGAAAACCATGCGGACAAACGTGGTGGCGGGCGGATTGACTCCCTCGCCGCAAATCGACGCGGAGTTTCTGGGCATGACGCCGGAGCAGGCAAACACTCTGCAAATGCAGATTCTCCGGGAGTTCTCTCTGTGGGCGGATAGCCCGCTGTGCGACGCTGACCGGGTGGACAACTTCTACAAGCTCCAACAGCTTGCGTTCCTTGCCTACATGATGAACGGTGACGCTTTCGCAGTTCTGCCCATGCGGCACAATATCGGACAGCCGTATGACCTGCGGGTGCAGCTCATTGAAGCAGACCGGGTGTGCAGCCCGGATTTGGACGACCGGTTATTTCCGTGCGTTGTGGACGACCGAGCAGTTGACAGCATCGTGCAAGGTATTGAGACGGATGAAAGCGGGATGGTTCTTGCTTACTGGATTTGCAATCAGCATCCGCTTTCGAGCATGGCGGCGACGCCGGAACCGATGAAGTGGCAGCGCGTGGAAGCCTACGGCAAAACGACGGGACGGCGAAACATCCTGCACATTATGAACCGGGAACGTTCTGGCCAACGGCGAGGTGTTCCAATGCTTGCGCCGGTGCTGGAAGCTCTCAAGCAGCTGGGACGATACACGGACGCGGAG